GTGATGCTGGCTATTGGGCACTAACTGGCAACCATTTGCAAGCAAAACGTATACCCCTAGTTCGACTAGACCCTATGTTGCGCCAGCAACTGGTAAGATGTGGTATTATAATACCCCAAGTCGTGTTGATATAATGATTAACACAGGGTCTACCTGGGAGGGTTATAAGTCGGTAGCAAATGATATTCGTGGTTATAATTTAACAGCCACCAATGCCAACGGTGTAATAATTTCATCATTAGAGCCCACTACGCAAGACGATGGCTCCACAGCCTTGGTGCTGGGTGACCTGTGGTTGGATTCCAGTGACTTGGAAAATTATCCAAAGCTATACAGATATCAGGTAGTAAATGGCATTAACCAATGGGTGTTGATTGATGTTACTGATGCCATTGGTCAAAATGGTATTTTATTTGCTGATGCACGTTGGGACACAACAGGAACTACTAATCCAGCAACTGATCCTATCCCAGCGATTACTTCTCTGCTGGTCAGTGATTATACTGATTTGGACGCACCTGATCCGGCACTATATCCACGTGGTATGTTGTTATGGAACACACGGGCCGGCGGTTACAATGTCAAGGAGTATAGAGCTCAGTATTTTACTAGTGCGTCATACCCCAATGAGGCACTACCCACTGTACCGAGCACCTGGGTTTCAGTCAGTGGATATGACTCCGACGGTGTTCCAAACTTTGGGCGCAAGGCCCCACGTGGTGTGGTTGTTGCTGCATTAAAATCTAGCATAGATAGCAGTACGTCTTTACGTGAAGATGCAAATCAGTTTAATCTTATAGCATGCCCAGGGTACCCAGAGCTGCTGCCCAATATGATAACACTGAATACCGATAGGAATAACACGGCATTTATCATTGGTGATACACCGTTACGTCTGCAAGCCACGGGAACAGCAATACAAGCTTGGGCGCAAAACACTTCTGATTCTTTAGTAACTGGTGAGGGAGGGTTAACCACAGTTAGTCCTTACGCCGCAGTTTACTACCCACAAGGGCAAACAAATGATCTAAGTGGGAACAGTGTTGTGGTACCAGCAAGCCATGCAGTTATTCGGGGAATTATCAAGAGCGATGCCATGAGTTACCCCTGGATGGCCCCAGCTGGGACACACCGTGGATTGATTGACAACTTGAACGCTATTGGGTATATCAACGGATCCACTGGACAATTTGTGAGCATTGGAGTTACACAAGGCCTCCGTGATGTGATGTATACTAATAAAATAAATCCTCTGACATTTTTGCCTGGTAGCGGGTTGCTAATTTATGGACAGAAAACTTTAAGTAGTTCACCAAGTGCCATGGATCGCATTAATGTGTCAAGATTGGTTAACTATGTAAGATTGCAATTAGATGTACTTGGTAGACCATTTGTGTTTGAACCAAATGATCCAATTACACGCAACGCAATGTTGGCCGTGGTAAATAGTCTACTGAATGATCTTGTGGCAAAACGTGGAGTTACTGACTACTTAGTTGTTTGCGATTCTACAAATAATACCCCAGAGCGCATTGCTAGAAATGAGTTATGGGTAGATGTTGCAGTACAGCCCACCAAGGCAGTCGAATTCATCTATATACCAATTAGATTGAAGAACCCCGGAGAAATACAATCCGGTAATTTAGCATCGGCTTCGGCCGTGGGAACAGGAGCATAATATGGCAGTTTCATCATTAACGAGGTTTACGGTACCACTGGGTGGCAATCAAAGCGCATCTGCCCAGGGGTTGCTGATGCCCAAGTTAAAGTTTCGTTTTCGCGTAACTTTTGATAATTTTGGGGTAAGTAATCCCAAGACAGAGTTGACCAAACAAATTGTAACATTTGGCCGACCACAGGTGCAATTTGATCCCATAGAAGTCCCAGTCTACAACAGTAAAATTTACTATGCTGGTCGACCAACCTGGCAAGCAATCAATGCAACAATCAGGGACGATGCTGGTGGCAATGTCTCTAGACTAATTGGTGAGCAATTGCAAAAGCAATTTGATTTTATGGAGCAAGCTAGTGCAGCATCGGGCATTGATTACAAATTCGTAACCACTCTGGAAATGTTAGATGGTGGCAACGGTAGCATTGAGCCCGTAGTATTAGAAACCTGGCAAATGTATGGCTGTTTCCTGAGTGATGTTAACTATGGCGACATGGATTATGCAAGTAACGAGCCAGCTATCATTACATTTAGCATACGTTACGACAATGCATTGCAGACCACAGGTGGATCAGTGGGTACTAGTGTACCAAGAACCAACGGTGGTGTTATAACTGGTTAATTACCCTGTTCAATCAAGAGCCCGCAATTTGCGGGCTTTTTTTTGGATAAATATTTCTATGCCTACTCTATACAATGCAGATTTAAAATCGTTACAGCCTGGAACATATACTCATCCCTATGACCACGCAACTAAGTTATTTTTAGCTGATAACTATCGATTATTGCCCAAGCAATCATTTTTATATTATGTGGTTATAAATTTTGATACTAGCCAAACACAACTGGGTGGTATATTAGGGTCAGTGATGAGCTTTGTGGATCGTTACCAACAATTTGAAAATGGATTATTGGTAAAACGTGTTGATTTACCCAGCTTTAGCGTGGATAATAAAACACTAAATGCATACAATAGGAAAAATATTGTACAAACTGGTATCAAATATAATCCAGTAAACATGGCATTTCACGATGATGCAGCTGATGTAATCACAAATTTTTGGAACGATTACTACACTTACTATTTTAGAGATAGTGATTATGGTGCAGAGCAGTATCGTAATCCTTCAAAATACTCTCCTAGGAAAAGCACTGGGTGGGGGTTCAGTCCACATAACGGTGGCATATCAAAAAATACCCAGGGTGAAATTTACTCATTGATAAAAAACATTAGAGTTTTTAGTCTTCATAATAAAAGATTTACGGAATACATGTTGGTAAATCCCATCATAACATCCTGGAACCATGGCAAGCATGCATCGGACAACGGGTCTGCGACCATGGAAAATACCATGACCGTTAATTATGAAACTGTCAAGTATTTTACTGGATACATAAATGCTGTAAGTGTTGATGGTTTTGGGTTGCTGCACTATGATAATACTAATAGCCCAATATCAAACAGTGTGACTAACGTTTACTCAGATGCTGGAATAATAGGTGCAATAGATGGTACAGCAAAAGACCTTGCTCGCCCATCTAGTCAGTATGGTGCTGGTGGACCGCTATCAGCTATACTTTCTATGTATAGAACATATGATAATCTAAAAAACGTTAACGTGGAAAATGTAGTAAAAACCACCATTGGGCAAGTGGGCGCTGGCGTTCTAAATCAAGTAATAAACACTGGTCTTGGCTATGTATTTCCGTCATTGAGTGGTGGAGTCACTGGAATTGATAGCAGTCAAGTTTACACGAACCCTACCACTGGGGCAACTAGCTACGCCTATCCCGAAAACTCCATGGCAATGACCATTGGTGGTATAGCTTCGGGTATAGCAATTGGGAGTTCATTGAATACATCTAATAAAATTTTATCTGATGTAAATGTAAAAAATAATAGAGGAATATCAACATCTGGGATTTCTATTAATCCACAGACGACCAAAATCTATGACATATTATCCAATAACGGGGAAATTAAATTAACACCAGGATTGCAACCAGTTACTGGGTCTATAACTTCGTTAATTATTGATGATCGGGGACAGGTAGTCAGTTCATTTATGTCAGCTGGTACTCAGAGTGGCACTTACAATTCAGCAGACCCCAATGAAAATATGAAAACTCTGCAAGTGACAGCAGATGAATCAGACAACAAAATAATAATAAGAACATACTACGATGGTACGCAAGTAGTGTTTTCTGAATCTGGGCAGCAGGTTGCGCTGATACCGGGTGCAATGGACAACTCTAAAAACATAAACGTCAATCCTGTGGATGCCCGAGTTCTAGCACAAAATGGGACACCAGTTCCTGCTGGGCAAGTCCAATACTATACTGATCCCGAATCCAACGTTACCTATGTTGTAGGTGGCAGCACAGCAGCGCAAATTACCAATTATTTGTCAGGGGCCAATAATGGATCTGCTGGGTTATATGCTGGGCGGTCTGTGGATCCCGGGGTAAGTAAGTTGAACAACAGTGTGGTCACTGGGAGATCCATGCCCAATGCACTTAGCGCATCCGCTGGGGTTACGATTGGGGTTTCAGTTAATAGTGGATTGCAACCCATTGTTGATAATGTAACTGGTGATGTGTTGCAGGGATGGGATTCATTCTCTGGTAGAATTAAGAACGTAATTACAACCTGGACTGGTGCGGGTGGATATAATCCAGCTAATCCCACAGAAAATATTGTGGCCAGACAGACATATAGTGATGGCTCTTCGACTTTTATCTTTAAAGATGGTACTGTGCGGCAAGTGGCTGCAGACGGTACTGAAACTATAACAAATGGTACTGGGAATTCTGGCCTATTGAGTTGGTTTAACGGCGCATTGGGCCAGAACAGGGATCGTCGAGCAGCTACTGGTGCTCCGGGTACTGTATGGACTGATGGCCGTGGGGATCCGTCAATAATACCAGTGGCACTGACGAAAATGGAAACAGCTCAACTGGCAGCAGGTACCTCAGTGGGCATAGGCGTGGGGCCTTCCATGGACCCAACAGCTAACTATTAAATTAATAAAGTTTATTCTATGAACGGACAACAATCTCAACCGGCTAATCTGGGAACTAGTGGTGCAAATCCCACTACTAATTACTTTAATAATTATTTTATTCCTAAAATTGAAATTTCACAAAATATTAATGATGCCATATTAAGTTTTTTTGAACAGCAAACTAACAGTCGCGAAAGCGCTAAGTTATTGGTACAGGCTGTGATTGATACTGCCAGCGCACAGCGAGAAGATCCCATGACGGTATTGACGACTTTTCAGAAAATGAGTGCCGGTGAGCTCAATGCGGTGTTGGCGTTGTATTTAAATACTGCTCGAGTCAACACTAGCTTTCTAGGAGTTAAAAATCAACCAGTCGTAAATGAATATGTTCAAAGGACCATAATAGCATGAGTAAATATGCCCAGGGCAAATATGAGGTTAGGAATCCGCAAAAATACATAGGAAAAAAACCACCCACCTACCGAAGTAGCTGGGAGTTAACATTTATGAATTTTTGTGACAATAATCCCAATGTGCACCAATGGGCCAGCGAGGCACTACATATAAACTACCGGAATCCCTTTACTGGGAGAAACACCATTTATATTCCCGATTTCCTAATAGTGTATGCCGACGCCACTGGCAAACAACACGGTGAGGTCATTGAAATCAAACCCACCAAGGAAACCATGATGGAAGCTGCAAAAAGTCCCAGGGACAAGGCCATGGTTGCTCTGAATATGTTTAAATGGGATGCTGCTAGAAAATTTTGTCATGCTCAGGGGTTGGCATTCAGAGTAATCAATGAAACTGATATTTACCATAATGGTAAAAAGCGTTAAATATTAACATGACTAAAAAACTTGAAGAATTATTTAATTTACCCGAATCCCTACCAGCTGACATGACCACGGAAGATGTGGAGCAAAATCTGGGCGAACACCGTGAGATATTTTCCCAGATTGATGATGCGATTGATAAAATTGACGCAGCCCTGCCCGGAGTCAAAGGGCTGGATGCCAGCGACCAGGAAATGGATGATCTAGCAACCATGGCCAAGGAACGGTTTGAGGATTTAATGGACTTGGGCATGAACATGGAAGCAAGATTCAGCGGTCAAATATTTCAGACTGCGGGTGTATTGCTGGGGCATGCAATAACTGCCAAGCAGGCCAAGTTGGATAAAAAATTGCGCATGGTTGACCTACAATTAAAAAAAATGCGGCTGGATCATCAACTAAAACAGGATACAGGCAGCCCACCGGGGGCGGGAGCTTCTATCGAGGGTGAAGGCACAGTTATTGACCGTAATACCCTGCTGCAACAAATACTTGGCAAGACTCAACAATAATTATTATTTTTGATAAATATCGTATATTAGGATTAACTATGAAATCTTTTAAAGCATATCTTACCGAAAGTCACAAGACCTACGACTTTAGGCTTAGAATAGCTGGTGATCTTCCAGATGAATTGCAGTCTAAAATCAAATCAGTACTCGAAGCTTATCAGGTAGAAACAATTTCTACACCAAAACGTCTCCCCATCAGGGAGACCCCGGAGTTCCCCAACATGGGCCCAGTGGAAGTACATGTCATGGATGTTAGTGTATGTTATCCATGCAATGATGAACAGGTACGTGTGCTGGTTGCAGAACGTACAGGGATTAGCCAATCCTGCATTAAAGTTACTCCAGTCAATAGTCCTTATGAGGCCGCACTGGCAGGTTTGGAACAGAGCAACACTGGTGAACCTGGGAAAAGTGTCCTGGAAGACCCCGATATGAAAACAGTTGTCCCTGAAAAAACACTGGTAGGTGATGCAAGAATTCCCGAGTTAATCAAGGAATTGGAAGACACTCGCAAATACCAATACACTGATGCTGCTGGTGGAAAAACTCCAGCTGGTAAGACTACCAATAGCATACCAGCTGGGGATAGTAGTCCCATTGGTACCAAGCGCAATAAAATAATTGATACTAGAAAATAAATTAAGAACGGACACATGCGTATGAGCAATAATCTTTACAATATTTTGAATAACTTTAACAAAGTTGCAAACCTAGACCAAGCAGCAAAACAGGAACAACCACAAGCCAAAACACAGCTTCAGGAAAGCATGGAGCAGGTGTTGAGCGAAAAATACATGGGGTTTGAAAAAGTTGCAGCAGCAGCCAAGGCTGGTGGTGCTAAGAATCCTGATGCAGTCGCTGCGAGTATTGGTCGTAACAAGTATGGTAAAAAGAAATTCCAGAAGGCAGCAGCTCAGGGCAAGAAACTGGGGGAAAGCGTTAAGCCAGACTACCTTGATCTTGATCGAGACGGCAACACTTCTGAACCAATGAAGCAGGCAGCAATGGGTGCCAAGTCAATGAAGGAAACTGAATGGGACGAGGTGGAAGACGACGACCAAGAAAAACAAGACGAGGGCTTTTTTGTAGTCATCGGCCGCGAGGAGGCTGGTGCGCCGTTTATTGGCATGATAACCAAGGACGGTGGAAAATGGAGAGAAACTGCCATAAGTGGCCCCGCTCCATATAATTGGGGCTCTAGCTACATGAGTTATCTGACACCAGAAGATATCATGAGCTGGATTGAAAAGGATTACGGGCGTGGTGCTCAGGTCGATGGTCCGTTTTATGATGAAGAGTCAGCCAATGACCACGCCAATTATTTCAGGGAATCTGCACCACCCGGTGCCAAGGCCGAGCGTATGGTCAAGCATATTAAAAAGGGCTATGCCAAAGACGGTAACCTCACTGGAAAAGAAAAATCCATAGCCTACGCAACAGCATGGAAGGCAAAAAAAGCCGGCAAACTTGAAGAAAATTATGAAGACAATCCAGTGGTAAATGCTATCACTCGCCGAATTGTACGTGTGAATACAGATCTACTGGCAAAATACGGTCCTGAATTGGTGGGCAATGCAATTGACGAAGTTGCTGAGTTTGTTGGCGACGTTGAAGAAATTGGGTCAAGCGATGTGAGTGGATGGGTACGCCACGTTGCGCAACTCCTAGGAAACATGGGCGGCGAACAGGGCATAGGAGAAAATCGTGGATTCCGTGGTGTTGGTGGGCGTTTTGATCGTGAAAATGATGAAACAGCACCACATTACTCATCCAAAGAGGAATATTATAAGGAACTTGTGAATCTTTATATAACGGCAATAAGGGGTGACAACCTGACTCCGAAATTTAGAAAGTCGGAGACCAACTACCTAATGAATAATCTACGTGATGGGTTGATCAGCGTGGAAGATTTGGAATCAGAAATCAGATCGGCAAGAGAAAAAGGATATAGCCCTGCTAGAGAAGACGCTAAATCACGAGCCAATTCTCAAGGTGTGGCGGAAGGCAATGAGAGTTCTATTAAAAAGAAAATACAGGCAAAACAAGATTCCTTATCGTTAGCAAGAGAACAACGCCGAGCCAAAGGACAACGTGGAGTACAAGGGCAACGAGAAATTAAACTACAAGCTGAAATTAACAGACTTAATACGGAACTAACTCAACTGAAAAAGCAAGGTGTGGCGGAAGGCCGTATGACCAAGGGACCAGGCGGTATGCCACTTGATCGTCAAGGTAATCCCAAGATGGCAAATCCGGCGATGCAAAAATCATCAAGAATGGCCAAGCCAGCATCTAAGTTAGATTTAGACAAGATTTGGTTTGATGTGACTCAGATCATTGGCAACATCTTCCCAGATGGTGACCCTGCTGATTACTTACCAAGTTATTGCCGTAAACATGGCTGCACCTATGATGACATTCGCGCAGCGGCCAAGAAGAATGGGTATGAAGATGAGTATGCTTACATTGACGATCTGAAGTCTGGTGATTATGGATACATGGAAGGCGTTGATCCTGATTTTTCAAAGCTGAGGGCTATTTTGAAACCTGCTTATGAAATTAAACGAGCTGCTGCTGATGCGATGAATGAACCAGTATCCAAGGCTGATGAGAGAAAAACCTTTAAATTCTTGAAGAAGTTAGCAAATAGGGACACGCCTTCAAATAAACCAGGCCAAAGACGGCCCCCATTCAAATCTCAAGATGTCTCGGAAGGTGATGTTAAGAAAACTAAATCAGGGACAGTTCATCATGCAACCAAACACTATACTGGCGCTGGCATGGATGACGAGCCCAAGGTAGATGCAGTGAAAAAAGGACGAGGACGACCCAAGAAAGGCGCCAACAGCGAAACTGGCGAGGAACAAAAATGGGACACTAGTTCATTAAAGGGAATGTTTGGTAGCATGCCAAAAAAATTACCTGGTACATCGTCAGTTAAACATAGAATGGATGAAACAGCCATAGATAAATTGAAATCTTTCAAAGGCAAAGACCAGATTATGGGGCCTATGTCAAAAGGAGCCATCGGGGACGCATATATGGAATTGAACCAGCCGGCGAAAGCTTTGGATTATT